GCATTAACAACATAATCTTCAAAAGCTTCACAACAAATTGGAAATTGAGGTTCAACTAAACTATACATTGCATTAGAATAATCTTGAATTTCTATTTGAGCATGTGAATCAGATCTTAAATGAACCATATGAAAAAAATTATGCAAATCTATTTTCCAAATACATTCAGTGTAGTTTGAAACTGGTAATACCGTTCTTGCCAATTCTCTTGCAATATCATGGTTTAACATATGTTGGTAAGCGTAATAAGCACCATCTGCAGATCTATTCATTTCAAATTTTACCAATCCTTTTTGTTCTGATTCATCACCCCTACCTTGATTGTTTGTCTTCGATTGTTTTTGAATATAATCATCTTCTGGTATATAAAAATCATCTGACATTTCAGAATAACGTCCAGAGTATTCATTAATATTTGCAGTTCTGTGTCTAACCAACTGACGCATTACAAATATTGGAAGTTTTAAATGAAATTTTACTTCACACATTTCAAAAGGAGAAGTGTGTTTATGTCTCATCAAATACCTAATTAAGTTTCTGGTTTCAGAAAATTTTTTTGTACCTTTACCATAACTAATTCTTGCTGCATTAACCACTTCTTCATCATCACCCATTACTTCAAGTAATCTGACAAATCCATGATCATGTACTTTTTTTTCTTCAATCATTTTTCACCTTTTAAAATTAATTCGTCTGGTTTTGGATAGGGATTCATCTCAAAATTTAATTCCTTGGTTGCTATATGTTTACCTTTTTTATTTAATGGAATCCAATACAAATATTTACCTTTATCTATATGTTCTTTCCATTCAACTTTTTTAACTGTTTCAACTTCACCAGCAAATGCAAGAATACCAGGATCATCTCTAACTTCATCAAACATTTCACTTAATTTACCTTTTGAATAAGTTCCAAATCTAGTTGAAACACTTCTGCGTGGAACAAACTCACCATCAATAATTAAACCATCTTCACCTGGTTCTCTGTATGTATGATAGTTCCATGAACATGCTTGATAGATTCCTCCATGATGTTCTTGTGTTGCATCAGCATAAGATATAGCAATATCATAACCACCCTTTTGTTTTAATGCTTTGATGGTCTTTGATATGAGCCAACTCAAAGGTGCTCTAATACCTTCTTTCCTAACTAATCTAACAAGCTCAATAACATTAACTTTTTTAACTGCCCATGTATTATTGTTTGACAAACCAAATATACATGCAGCAACTATCTCACCTTTATCACCAAACAATCCACCATCCAAGTGTAGACTTCCAACCATAACTGGATTGTTATGACACCTACCAGAATAATGATAATCTAAAACTAATTGTCTTGCGGGTTTTCTTTCACCAGTACAGAAATGAAAATTAACTCCTTCATGATTTATACTATTCATTCCACCATATGGGTTCTTGTGTTTTCCAAGTACAGAAACTTGCTTTTTCTGATTTATAATATGTTCTATATGCTTCAACAGTATCAGACTGTTTGCAATAATCAGGCATACATTGTGGGGGATCTATCCACCCATTATCTTTAATATTTTTTGGTAAAGAATCAAGAACAAATCCTAGTTTATTCCATGATAAATGTATTTTACCATATCTATTGCCAAACTCAATAGACAAATTTCTAAACAATTCATATAACCATATATAGTGTTCCTCAGAAGATCTAGTCCAAATTGTACTTGGATGATTTTTATGAGCTACTTTATATAAGTTAGGATTTGCATTATCTTCATCCAATATTCTATGCGCAGTAGAAAGAAGTTGTGCAGATTCCAATATCATTTTAACACAATGTTTATCACAATGATATTGTGCTGCAATAACAGGATCTTTATCTAAGAAAAATATATTCATATTTTTTTCCACATATTTAATTTTAGAGTTGCTACTGGTCCAGTATAAGTATTTTCATCAATAATAGATTGAAGTTTGTCTTTATCTATACCTGATATTATTATATCATTAATATCCTTGTAATTCAAGCCCGATGGCCAAATACATAAAGGTATATGACTCTGTATAGTTTTTTCCATCTTTTTCACTATCTCAATATTTCTAGGCTCATTATCATACACAATAACCTTATCTTTTACATATGATAGATCTGATATATCTGAACCAGCCATTGCAATACAATTATCCAAAAACATAGAATCAAATGGTCCCTCAACAACATAAACATGCTTATTCAAATTGACTCTATCAAGACCATAAATTTTTTGTGAATCTTTTTCAACCTTAATTGTAATATATCTCAATTTAGTATTATTAAATGCTCTACCCTGTGCAGCAATTAAATTACCACTCTTATCAAAAAATGGAATAACTATTCTTGGATCAGAATCACCTTTATAATCATGATCATATATTTTTACCCACTCTGAAAAATTTTCTGCATAATAAATTAAACTGTGAAATTTTTCTGGAAGTCTTCTTCCCAATATATATTTTTTAGCATAATGATCATTTGGTAATGATTTTATGGTAGGTAATTTTACTTGTTTTCTTTTCTTAAAAGTAGGTCGCTTGAATTCATATTTAGGTTTTTCTTTTGGTTGTGTATATCTATTTTGAGAATCTTTATAAACTTCCATAACATATTGTTTATGAAGATCAGTATTTAAAAATTTAATTAAATTTGATATTGATCTACCATCACCACAATTATGGCATTTAAAAAACAAATTATTTTGTTTTCTATAAACATATCCTCTAGATTTAGTTTTATTTTTTTGCGAGTCACCACAAACAGGGCAACGGAAATTCCACAAATGATCTCCCTTCTTTTTAAAGAGAGTCAATTGTGAAGATAAAATGTTAAGATATTTTTGATCAGTAAATAGACTCATACTTATTTCCTCTTTGAAAAGTTACACTGTAAGTATACAACCCAAAGAGGAAATTGTCAAGTTATTTATTCTGGCTTTTTTAACTCTGTGAAAAGTTTAAGTAGTTCTACACCGCAATCAACAACACGTTCTACTTTTTCTTCTGCCGCATCATCATCCAAATCGAATTTATCTTTTGCGTAAGCAACTAATTCATCTAATTCAGATTCGTCCAAGTCCATTACTTCTGGAATTACTTGGTCTATTTCATTCAATGCGGGTTTCAATGCTTTTAGTGGTTCAAGAAAATATCTCGCATCAGACCAACTAAAATCATCATCTTCCATAGATTTATTCACTGCCTCAGACAATGAAAAAATAAAATTAAGTACCTCTTTTGTTTCTTGAATACCTGCCATAATTATCTCCTTAATTAATCATGTGGGTGGTGATGTTCTTCATATGACCAAACATTACCTTCACAATCATGTCTAATAGTTAATGTCATTTCTCTGATTCCCATAGTTCCTGCAGAATCCATAGCAGTACAAGCTGACATCATTGCTGCATCCATTGTTCCTGCCATATCCATCATTGAATTTGCCCAATGAATAGTTTCATCAGCCAAAGCACTTGACATCATATCACTACACATTCCTGACATATTTTCCATTGAAGGCATTGGTGGCATCATAGGAACTTCCATATCATCCGGATCTGCCATTCTAGTAATCATGTCAATCATTCCTGTACATGGTTGACTAGGATCTGCATTAATTAATTGATCCACCATATCCATAGCCTCAGGTGGAATTACATTTTTAACCATATCTTCAACGTGTTCTTTGGCAAGATCAGTTGCAGCATCAGCAACAAGTCCTCCAATAACATTTGTCAACATGGGAACTAACATTGGTAACATTAGATTCCTTTCTTACCATATCTTAAATAACACATGGCTCCAGTTCTTTCGTCTTCTAAAATTATAGGTTCTTTATAATGTTTTAATCCATATTGTCTTATTTCCTCACCGTTTTCAATTTCACCTAATATTTTACGATAAGGTGCATATTTCTTTTTTCCCAATCTAGCTCTTAAAAATGTTGATGTGGGAACTTTAAATACCTTTGCTCCTCTAAATCTTTTACTTGATCCAGGAGGATTATTATCTAAACCAGCTTGTCCTGTTGTTACACTAGTTGGAGCAGATTCTTTAATAAATTTTTCAATTGGTTGTTTGTATTCTGACAAAAGATCACTACATTTTTGTGAATTTAAAAATTCTATAAAAAGAACTTCTAATGTATCTTCATTCACATTATCTTCTTTCAACAAAAATAATGCTGCAGCAAGAGTTCCTATTTTAGATTTTCCACCAGGAAGTTTTTCTAATAATTTTTTCATATTAAATACTAAAGTATCCATAAGTTTATAGGATTCTTTTTCTTTAGA